GTACCAGCAGGAGAGATGCATAAGTTCATAGCTCATCAAGAGACAGAAGCTTTGGAGATCTACTGGGCTGAGTTAAATCATAATGATATCCAACGAACTAATACAGGTGGAGCATCATACTCAGAGAAGGAAAGCGAAGGATTATTAAAAGAAGGATCAGCATTAGGTAACTTATGGTAAAAGGAGGGACAAATGGATATTTTATTATTGTTATTATTGTTACTATAGTATGTCCTATATTATAGTACATGTTGAGGATGTAAAAGATCTGGAATCAATGGAGATCTTGCCCGACTCAGAAGGAAAAGGAGTACAACATTTTAATTCCAAGATGGAAGCTTCTGAATTTCTCATGAAGTTAGGGATGAGTGCTGACCTATGGTTTAACAAAGACATACATATTGTGAGGCTGCAATGAGATTGTTACTAGCAACCCTAGTTATATTTTTTCTTTTAATATCAACAACTAAGGCAGATGATTTTAACTGTTTGGTTGAAGCTCTCTACCATGAGGCGAGGTCAGAAAGCTTACTAGGTATGCTGAGTGTAGCTAATGTAATACTAACAAGAAAAGAAAGCAGTAACTTTCCCAATACAATATGCAAGGTAGTACATCAGGGGAAGTACTGGAAAGGTAATCCTATCAAGGACAAGTGTCACTTCAGTTACTGGTGTGATAGCAGACCTGAAAGGTTTACGGATATGGTAGGACTAATTAAATCTATCAACGTTGCAGAAATGTCACTCAAGGGTATACAAGTGAGGCAGACAGTGGGTTCTACACACTACCATGCCAGCTATGTTACTCCCAGATGGGCATCAAACCCCTACTTTAAAGCATTAGGTCAGCTAGGTAATCACATATTTTATATTGACACAACCCCTTAAGTATGATAATATTAATGTATATTAATTCTTATTTATTATATTTTAATAAAGGATTTAATAATGAATACTAAAGAAAATTTAATATCTAATCTTCATAAATCAATTGATCAATTAAATAAACAGGTACATGAATTACAAACTACTAATAGAAAACAAGTAGAAGAAATTGCTGTACTTAAACAGATTAAAGCTAACAAAGAATGGGTAGAGAGAGATGACTAAACATTTATGGCAGAGAGAAAGAAATAATATATTTAGAAATCTGGTCAAACAATACAAGGAGGAAGGCTACGATAAAAAAGAAGCTAGAAAGTTTGCCAAGCAGGAAATTAATGACATCATGGAGGATAAGGAAGACTTTGTGAAAAATATATGGAGGGAATCTTTTAGAGATGTCTAAGTGGAAACTAGTTTTAAACAAGGAGATAGGTCTAGTAGATCTTGAAACTTTTAATACAAAGAAACAAGCTGAAGAAGCTATTAAGTATCGTACCAACCTGACAAGACATCTAGGGTATGAGCCTGACTTAACTTATGAAATTGTAGAGGTGAAAAGAAAGGAGAGATAGCATGAGTCAGTGGGGTGAGAGGGTTGCCTGTCCTGATTGCGGTGCAAGTAAAGCCAATGTACAGCACAGGGATGGGCATTCATATTGTTTTAGTTGTGAGACAAGATTTGGAGAAGAAGAAATGCAAGATGTTAAAGTTGTACCGATGACTAACGAAACAAACCCTGTACTGAAAACATCTGGAATGATAGCAGACATACCAGATAGAAAGATTAGCAGGGAGACGGCCAAGAAGTATAATGTTCAGATAAAGAAGAAGGGGCATGAAGTTACTCATCATGTCTATCAATACTTTGATGAGAGAGGTAATCACATAGCCAATAAAGTTAGAGAAGTTAAGGGTAAAAAGTTTTGGTCTGAAGGTAACATGGGAAGAGCCGAACTCTTTGGACAGAACCTCTTCAATCAGAAGGGAAAGTTTATTACCGTATGTGAGGGAGAGATAGATGCCATGTCTGCCTATGAGTTAATGGGTAGTAAGTGGCCTGTTGTCTCAATCAAGAACGGTGCCGCCTCTGCCTTGGAGAATTGTAAGCAAGCCTTCAATTATCTCAATCAGTTTGAGAATGTAGTCTTATGTTTTGATAATGATAGGCCGGGGAAGGATGCTGCCCAGAAGGTAGCTCAACTCTTTGAGCCTAACAAATGTAAGGTTGTCTTCCTAGATCTGAAAGATCCTAATGAATATTTACTGACAGGACAAAGGGAAAAGTTTACCCAAGCATGGTGGAATGCTAAAGTTTATACACCAGCAGGTATTATAAACCTAGCCTCTCTTGGGGAAAGCCTGTATGATGAGAAGGATTGTCAGGTCTGTAAGTATCCTTGGGTAGGTCTGAATGAGAAGACATATGGTATGAGAACTGGTGAGTTAGTTTGCTTTACCTCTGGGGCTGGTATGGGTAAGTCTAGTATTGTACGTGAACTTATGCATCACATCCTTACCGTTACAAAGGATACCATAGGAGTCCTAGCTATGGAGGAGAGCATACGTAATACAGCATTTAATATCATGTCTGTTGAAGCGAATGCCCGACTCTATATAAAAGAAATACGAGATCAGTTTACCAGAGAACAGCTAAGAGAGTGGCAGGATGCTACCATAAATAGCGAAAGGTTCTTTGCGTTTGATCACTTTGGTTCTATATCCAATGATGAGATACTGGATCGTGTCAGGTATATGGCGAAGGCACTCGACTGTAAGTGGATAGTCTTGGATCATCTATCAATACTTGTATCGGGTAATGAAGAGTTTGGAGATGAGCGTAAGTCTATTGATGTGCTGATGACTAAGCTGAGATCTATCGTAGAAGAAACAAACATAGGATTAATACTTGTCTCGCATCTGAAAAGACCAGCAGGAGATAAGGGACATGAGGATGGCAAAGAAGTATCCCTCTCGCACCTTAGAGGATCGGCCAGCATAGGTCATCTAAGTGATGGTGTCATAGCCTTGGAAAGAAATCAACAGGCAGACGATGCAGAAGAAGCTAACACTACAACCCTGCGTATCCTGAAGAACAGATATACAGGAGATACAGGTATAGCCTGTAGATTATTTTATGATAAAGAAACTGGAAGGATGTCTGAGACTGAGAACCCCTTCATAGAAAATGATAATGAGTTTATGGAGGAGGAGGATGTATAGTAAGGAAGCTAGACGAGACTATTACAGAAAGTGGAGCGTAGGAAAAGTTTATCGAAACAGACCAGCTATAGGTTCTAATAGATTTTTTTCTAATGCTTCTGCAAGAATGAAAAATAAAGCTGAAGAATCTAAATTAGATTTTAATTTAAATACTCAATATTTAAAAGATATTTTTCCTATAGATGGGAAATGCCCAGCTTTAAAGTTGACTTTTAAAAAAGGTATAGATGGTATTAGTCGAGATGAATCACCAACTATAGATAGAATTGATAATAAACTAGGGTATACAAAAGGTAATGTACAATGGGTATCTAGACTAGCTAATTATATTATGAGTAGTGCCACACCAGATCAGGTCATACAGGTAGGAGAATACTTTAAAAATATGATGGAGAAAAAGGATGCAGCCTAGAGAACAAACAATTGGCTGGATTGAATCGCATATTCCTGATATAATTGTAGATCCAGATACCTCAGAGTTTAATATCAAGTGTCGTATTAATGGAGGGGATCTCAAGATCTTATATCAAGTAGAAGTGATAGAAGAATGGGAGGATGAATGGCCTGAGAAGTGGGAAAAAGTACAACTACCCTATAAAAATAAAGTTATTGTTGACAGATGGTACAAAGATTATCGAAGAGATCTCTTAACTTTCATAGTCTATCGTAAAGATCTAAAGAAAGCATGGCATATAGCAGGAGATATTGTCATGGAAAGTGAGGTAAGAAATAACTTTTATTGCATACCCCTTAAATATACTTATCAAGTGGATATGAATTATGATTAAAGCTATAGTTGATATAGAGACAGATGCAATTAATGCTACCAAAATACATTGTATTGTGGCACGATCCCTCTCATCTGACAAAGAGAAGGTCTGGATTGGAGATGAATGTCAACAGTTTGCAGGTTGGTCTAGACAAATAGATGAATTTATAATGCATAATGGTATTAGTTTTGATGCTCCAATACTTAACAGGCTGACAGGTTCTAGTATAAAATTGTCTCAGGTTAGAGATACTCTTATTGAATCTCAATTATATAATCCTATCAGGGAAGGAGGACATTCTCTGGAAGCATGGGGAGACAGACTTAATTTTCCAAAAGGAGAGTGTAATGATTTCAGGACGTTCAATGAAGACATGCTTCAGTATTGTATCCGTGATACGAAACTTACTAGGAAACTTGCTCATAAGCTATCAGCAGAAGGGAAGATGTTTTCATCCAGATCATATGAACTTGAAAGAAAAGTCAGAGCAATAGTAGATCAACAAGAGAAGAATGGATTTGCCTTTAACATTAAAGAAGCTATAATGTTTCTGTCCAAGTTGGAGGATGAACAACATAAACTGGAACAGCAAGCAGAAGAAATGTTTGAACCAACAGAGGTAGTATTAAAAACAAAAACTAAATACATACCATTTAATATTGCCAGTAGAAAACAAATAGCTGAACGTCTGATAGAAAAAGGATGGAAGCCTACCCATAAGACTGAGAAGGGTAACATAATTGTTTCAGAAGAAATTCTTTCCAAGTTAAAGATGCCAGAAGCACAGATGTTTAGTCGGTACTTTCTCTTACAGAAACGTACTGGTCTTCTCAAGTCATGGATACAAGAGTGTCAGGAGGATGAGAGGGTCAGAGGAAGGGTGCTTACATTGCGTACTGTGACAGGCAGGATGGCTCACCATAGCCCTAACATGGCTCAAGTACCTGCTACCTACAGTCCTTATGGAGAGGAGTGTCGAGAGCTATGGACGGTATCTAATCCCGATACCCACACCCTTGTAGGTACAGATGCCAGCAGTCTGGAGTTAAGATGTCTGGCCCACTACATGGATGATCCCAAGTTTACCAAGGAGGTTCTTACAGGTGATGTACATACAGCTAACATGAAGGCTGCTGGACTAACCAACAGGGATCAAGCAAAAACTTTCATCTATGCCTTTCTTTATGGGGCTGGACCTTCCAAAATAGGTAAGGTAGTAGGAGGTAATGCCAGAGTAGGACAACAACTAACCAGTAAGTTCCTATTCAATATGCCCAAGCTTAAAACATTAAGAGATAATGTTACTGAGGCTGCTGAGACAGGAACAATCAAGGCTCTTGATGGAAGGAGACTACACATAAGATCACCTCATGCCAGCCTTAACACCCTTCTTCAGGGAGCAGGAGCAATCGTGTGTAAGCAGTGGCTTGTTCACATGGATGAACGTATCAGAAAATCAGGTGTAGATGTAAAGCTTGTGGCTTCAGTACATGATGAATACCAATTTGAGGTAGCCAAGAAAGATGTGGAAAGGTTTGGACAGATAACCAAGGATGCCATGATAGAAACAACAAGTACACTAGGGATGAGATGTCCTCTGGATTGTGAGTACAAAGCTGGTACAACATGGAAGGAAACACACTGATGAGACATAACAATCGAAAGTTTGATAAAGTATCCTATAAGGCTAACGATCAGAAAGCTAAGGATGCAATGAGTAACTACCTATCTCAACAAGGTTACTCAGATATCGAACAAAGAGAAGACTACTTCTTTGATATCTCTGCCAAGCTTTATCATGTAGATGGATCGTGTAAGAATTATTTCTATGAGGTTGAGATTAAAAATCAATGGGGGGATGTCTGGCCTTCTTCTTGGAGGGAAGTAAGGATACCTGAGAGGAAGCAAAGACTAATTAATAAATGGAAGAAAGAATATAAAGATCATGACCTTATCTTTGTAGTCTTTAATACTAGTTGTTCCAAGGCTTGGTTTATGGATGGTGATCTGGTAGGTAGTTCTACTATAGGGAAGATACAGAACTCCTCTCGCATAGGAGAACCTCATCTGCAAGAACCCTTCTTCCATATCCCTTATCAAGAAGCAGAATTAATTCAAATAAATTAAAATAGTTCTTGACACCTACGTATATCCATGATATACTATATGTATTAATAATTAAAGGAGGTTATCTTCAAAGAAAAATTTATACTAATTTAAATTAATATGTTGTTATCTTAATGTTATTATCTAAAGAAAGGAATTTAATTATGAGTGTTATTTCAGGTGAAGCTTATTGGGCGCATATCATTACTCCAAATACAAAATTCAATCCCGATGGTGAATGGAGTATAGAAGTTTGTAATCTTAATGCGAAGAATAAGAAG